AGCATTGGATGGTCGCCTGCCGCCTCCATGTCCTTCAGCAGCTTGTCGATCCATCGCCGCCCCTGCAGCGCCAGGGCTCGCCGCCGCTGGGGTGTGGCCATCAGCGCATCGGTCGCCAGCAGCCAAACAACCGTGTCGTTGACGCCGCAAACCCCCAGGGCCTCGTCGTTTTCTGCACAGATGGAATGGACGATGTTCGACACCCGCACCGCCTCCCGCAGGGCCTCGGCGCCGCTGATGCCATAGGCGTACCGGCATTCGAGATCATCGCTATGGCGCAGGTTGGCCGCCACCGCTTCGACGTGTTCCGCTGTTACCGGGCATAGCTTGATCATTGGATGGGTCGGGATCTGCTGGTGATGGTGGCGATCCAGTCCAGGCCGCTGAACATGCACGGGTTGGGGGTGCTGTTGACCAGATCGACCTGGCAGGTTTCGCCCTTGGAAGCAATCGGGATCTGGAACACCCCCTCGAAATAGCTGCGGTCCTCGATGTCCAGGCCCTGGCCCAGGGCGCTGCCAACCTGGCTGTTGCGAACCCCCAGGGTCCAGCCGTCAAACTTGTAGACGGCGGTATCCCGTCTCTCGGGCGTCACTTCAACCTTGAAAAAGCTGGTGTCGTGATACCGCAGCATGGCGTGCCGAACCTGGGTGCGGGCCACGTTGGATGCAACCTTCCCGGCACCGGCGTCAGCCTTCAGTACGAACTTGGAAAACCGATACCGAAACTCAAACGGCTGCCCGAAGACGATGCCCTTGTTCCGCCAGTCCCCCTTGGCGGTGATGGTGGTGGCCCCCGCCAGGGCCCGCCCGATCAGCTTGCCGCCGTTCTGCGTGGGCCCGTAGAGGGTCCACGCTTCCACCGGCACCTCAGCCGTATATCCCAGGGGCCAGACCGTGGCATCGGCCACCACGTTGTAGACGCCATTGGGCACCCGCACCGCCGCCGGGGTTGCCGTGGTGGTGGTCACGCTGCGGTCAAGCAACAGGGTGGTCAGCGCATCGGTAGACAGCCGATCTGCCACCGGCATCTTTTCCAGCCAGACGGAGCCGTCGGCGTACTCGACCAGCAGGTACAGGGTCTCGGTGACACACTGAATTGCCAGCACCTTGCCGGCCGTCAGGTCCCAATAGGACCAGCTGCGCTGCACCCGTTCGACGCCGTTGGCGCTGCCACGGTCCGAATACTTGTAGACGTAGATGCGGCTGCTGGTGCCGGTGATGGCAAACCAGATCCCGGCGGTGTCGTTGGCCGCCAGCTGCCGGATGCCGGCGGGGATGTAAGTGGGCACATGGTCGGTAATGCTCGGGGCTGCCCCGGTGAGCGCGGTTCCCACCCCTCTGAGGGCAAACTCTCGAAACTGGGTCCAGAGTCCATTGGTCTGGGCGAACACAATCCCGCCGGCCACCTGCAGCGGGGCCACCGCTGTGTCGCATTCGTAGGCCGTGAGCTGGGCAATGGCGGCGGTTGCGGGGGTCAGCGATTGCCCGCTGGATGCAGACCTGAACTGCAGTTGATCGCTCCACAGGATCAATTCGTCCTGGCTGGAGACGGCATGGCGCAACACGCTGACCTTGTCGCCGCCAGGGGCCTGGTCGTCGATCGGATCGGTGTCGAGCACCGTTGTCACGGTCTCGGGGAAGAAATCAAAGAACGACTTGGCCCTGCTGAGGATTCGGCTCTCGTCTGCCAGCAAGCCCAGTCGGTTGCGGTGAATAAAAACCGCCTGGATCGGGTAGCCAATGAAGCTCGGGTCTGGGGCGGTGTCGTAATCGCCGGCCGTGCGCTCCCCCCATGCCGGGATCTTGGTGCCCCCCTGGGTGGTCCCGTTGGCGGGGCCAAAGTAGAAGGTGCCGTTGGCCAGTCGGACCAACAGATGGGGCATGGTGGCGGCATCGAGTCGGTAGGGCATCCCCGGCCCCACGCACTCCTCCCACGCCCCCTCACCAAACGCTGCCGTGGCTCCCCGGGGGACGAAGGAAACGTAGTAGTTGTCGAACTGGTTGCTTGGGTCGCCCTTGATCTCCACCTGGTAGCCGCGGGGGGCGATGGCCGGCAGATCGGTAAAAGCTTGCACGCTGCTCGTGATGGCCGTGATGTCGTCGTTGGCCCTGGCATCAGTTGCTGCAATCGTGATGGCGCTGGCGGAGGTGAGATGCAGCACCGACCCTTCGCGGGCGATCGTTACCCCGGCGGCCCCGGCCAGGGCGGTCTTGATCTGCTCCGCGATCTCGGCGGTACTGATCCGGTTCTCGGTGATGTTGTTGCCGCTGGTGGTGACGGGCTGAATCGGTGTCGTGATGGTGGCCAGCTGGCCATTGACGGACACCCGGTAGGACTGGCCGTAGTTGGCGGCCTTTACCCACACCAGGGCCTCGTGAGCAGCGGGCCTGGCTACGGCCGGTGCCAGCGCGGCAGCCATCGCCGGCACCCGCTTGGTGTTGGAGATGAAGGTGAAGTCGGCAATGCTGGCGGCGCGGACCTCGGCAGCCGGGTTGCTGGCGGTGGAGAGATAGGTGTAGCCCGATGGAGCGGACACCGTTTTCTCGTTACCTTCCAGGTCGAACACCCGAATAGAATTAGCCCCGATTGCAACCAGGTACTGCTCGGCCGAGTCCCGCAGGATCCGATGGAAAAACACGTTTCCCATGGATGCTGTTGCAATTCTCCGCAGCGCACTGGTGCCAGCCCGCTTGCGCAGGCCATCGGCCATTGAGCTGTACCCATTGACCTGCAACCTGCCTTGCGTCGGGTCGCATTGGGCGTCCGACTGCTGGCTGACGCCCTGAATCAGGTTTGGGATTGACTGACTGGCGGGGGGCATGGTTATGCGCTCGTCGCTCCCTGGACAATCGCGGCGACTTGATCGACAGTTGCCTTGTTGGCAAGCGCTAATTGCAGGTTTTCTGCGGTTAAAATTGCAGTGCCGGTAGCCTGGCCTACCGCGACACCAAGCGCAACAGACTCCGTTGCTGGCCTGGCGGACTTACCGATAAATTCAGAGTTTGGCCCGTAAACAACTCCTAGCACGACATTGGAATCCAATGGATAGCCACCCACTGGGTAGTTGTTTGCTGTGTACCAGGACACCTTGGTAGTGAAGTTGAAGTTTGGCACTTCCATAAACGATGCTGGGCTTCCCGCTGTGGCTCCCCACCTGACAGCCAGATTAGGATTTATGTTGCCAGTGGCGCCTAATAGGAACGGACCCGTTAGGCGGGTGATTTGATTTATGGAGCCAGGTCCAACTGCTGGCTGAGTGGCCGAACTTTGCAGTTGGCCGTTTATTGTTAGGGTTGACGATGATGCATTTTCTACACCTGACGACCTGACTGTGTTGGTGAATACAGCGGAAGCGCCGCCAGTGACAGCGCCGTTAACAGTCACGTTTGCGGAAGCCGCAGTTATGTAAACACCAGCAGTAAACCCGCTGGTGTTTGTGCCGCCAAATACTGGCCCAGTGTGCGTGTAAGTCCCGTTTCCTGAAACTGCTACGGCGCCTGTAGCGGCGTTACCGTTAACGTTGAGTGGTCCGGTATTCGTTCCTATTGTGTTTAATGTACCCACACCGGTTAGCTGAATAAACCCACCGCTCGAAATCTGACCTGTGCTGGCGTTAATGTTTGATGTGATTGTTAAACTACCGCTACCGCTATGGTTGCAGGCCACTCCATTCGATACCGCAGGAACTATTGACGGACCGGAAACACTGGCAGACTGGCCTAACCCAAGCCCCGCAGTAGTAATGACTGGGTTAAGGGCAGATCCAAGCAATCCCGAAGCATTAGTAAACGTTACATTGCCACCGTTGAGAAGCGGAAAAGAACCCCCAGCTATTCCACCGCCGCCGGCAGCATTGCTTAACGCCTGCACGGTAATAGCCGTGCTAATTGGCGGCGAAAACCCGTTGGCAAACGCAACATCGCCAGGCCCTGGGACTACGTTGCCAAACCATGTGAGAGGGGACTCAAACGCGGTAGACGCTATTGCTCGAATGTCAGCCATTATTCGGTCATCCCCGCTTTTTTGTTTAGAAGCCGCTGAGAAATGAACTCCAAGGCTGTAAGAAATTCCGCCATCGGCATGTCACCCTGCGCTGCTGCAAGTTGTGCGTCAGCGTAAATGATCGGGGGTATTTGCAAAGAGCTTGCAAGGTCTGGGGGAAGAGTTAAAACTTCTGGACCTATTTCCGTGTCTCGATAAGGCCATAAGACAGCGTTGATCGCCAACTTCATTCTGTTATCACTGATTCTTGTGGCCATGGCCAAGTCAAACCCAAGGTTTGGGTATGACACCCCATTGATAACTACTGGCTGCGGGTTGATAATTGCCATGCTATGGATAAGGGAGAGTAGTGCGACTGGACCAAGCGCCGGTAGCTGTCGCTTCAGCCAGTTTAACGCCTAAGGATGTAAACGTGGTTCGCCGTACGGTCCATCCTGTGGCGCTTTCAGGCGTGCCGACAGGGGCCGTTCCCACGTAGATGGTGTTGGCCGTGCTTTCGTAGTCAATCAGTTTGAGACTGGCGGCGCTTCCGCCAGTGCCCGGAGGCCCCTGCGGCCCCTGAGGCCCAGCAGGCCCAGCAGGCCCAGCAGGCCCAGTTGGGCCAGGAACCGTTGATGCAGCGCCCGTCGCACCCGCCGGGCCCTGCGGCCCAGCCGGCCCCTGCGGCCCGGTCGCGCCCTGGGGCCCTTGCGAACCAACAAGAGATGCCAGCCACTGCGCCTCGGTTCCTGAAAACCCGCCAGCTACGGCTGCTTGGTAGGCGCTACTGCCCGTTGCGCCCGCCGGCCCCTGAGGCCCAGCGGGCCCAGTTGAGCCAGTAGGCCCAGTTGGGCCAGGGACCGTTGATGCAGCCCCCGCCGGCCCCTGAGGCCCAGCGGGTCCAGTCGGCCCCTGAGGCCCAGCGGGCCCGGCAGGCCCAGCTGGGCCCGGAACCGTCGATGCAGCCCCCGTCGCGCCCGTGGCCCCCGTCGCGCCCGCTGGCCCTTGAGGCCCAGCTGGGCCCGCCGGGCCCTGGGGTCCTGTCGCTCCCGTGGCACCAGTGGCGCCTGGCGGCCCCGGCGGCCCAGCCTCCCCGGCCCCGCTTGTCCCTCCCGTGCCTCCCGGCGACGCACCCCTGCTCCACCCGAAGCCACCAATCCCATCCCCCAACCCGCTGCCGCGGCGTCCGCCCACCCCCAGGCGCGGGCGGAATGTGGCCCATGAATCGCCACCAGTCAGGGCATTGGGTTGCGACTGCGCAGTGTCGATCCGCAGCAGGTTGGCCCATGCCTCGTCCTGATCGGCCTGCGTGAGCTGGTAGGTGGTGGTGTTCCCCACCGCCCTGTTGCCGAACACCCGCGCCGCACGGATGGTGGCCCACCGGTTGTAGACCTCGGGGGATTCGTCCCACGACAGCAGGGTGACGACGTTGGCGTAGATCGTCGCCTCAGTAATCGCATAAGACCTGGTCTGCAGGTCGTAAACGCGAGCCCCGCGCAACTGGAAACGCCCGTTCCATTCGACCCGGCTGGGCGCCCACTGCACGATGTTGGCCGGGACTGTCAGCTCCCCGGTATCCGAATCCCGGTGGAAGGGCACCTCGGTCTCCCGGTTCCAGCTCCACCCCTGAGCCTGGCCCTCCTTGTGAAATTCGAGCAGGGCACGCTCGGCTTCCGCTGCCTCGCCTACCTGCTGCGTCTCCAGCGAATTGACCGGCGCTTCGCCGATCGTCGCCAGGCAGATATTGACCGCCTCCAGGAGCGTGGTCCGGCCGGGGCTCAGTTGCTGGGCCGCCTGCCCCATCGCTGCCGCTACAAGGTTGTAGAGCAATCCTAGCGGCAGCCATGAAAAAGCCCCCGGTTTGACGCGGGGGCCAGCTCCCATGTGCTCCGGCTGCAGCTTAGGGGACGACGATGCACCCCGCGCATTCGGGGCTCAATTTGCCCATGCCGATGGCCATGGATGCCACCAACAGTTGGGACTGGTAGACCACGTTGTAGTCACCATTCGGCGCAGTCATCTGGAGCTTCGGCGCCCGCAGCTCCAATACGCCCATTGCATCCCCGTGGTAAATCAGGGCCCGGCACTTGGAGAGATCCTGGGCGTACTCGCTGTTGGCGTTGTCCTGGGCCTGCAGGGTGTAAGCCGGCTGCTCGATGAAGTTCGACCAGTAAACAGGCACCCCAGAGATCCGCCCAGCAAACACTTCCTGGACAGTGCCGTTGCTGCCGGTCCCGCCGTTGAAGTCGGCATTGATTAGCCGCTTCGAGTCCTGTAGCCAACCCAAGACATCGGGGGTGACGACGCAGCGCATGTTCCCGGTAGGGACGTGCTTCTTCTGCTTCAAGGTCACCATCTGTTTGATGGCGGCATAGAGCTCGTCACCCTTTGCCTCGTTGTTGGCAGCGGCAAACCCAGCGCTCAGGGTGATCTTGTCGCCAGTGCGGCCGGCGTTGATCGATTTGGCGAACGGCTCAGCGGTGGTGTTGGCAGCCGCAAACAGGATGCGGGCAACCCGCAGTTCCCTCTCGTCAGCCAGTGCCTCCCCCAGCTGGTGCATGGTTTCCGCCCTGGTGGCCGGGTCCTCCTGCAGCTCGTCCAGGTCGTAGATCGCCTCATCGGCAATCATCAACCCATCGAGCCGGAGAATCCGGCTGTTGAGGTCGGACGGGGAGTTGCCGCTGCCGTCGATTGGAGTCCCAACGGCGTGGTAGCGGGCCTGACGGCGGGCGGTCATGTTGAACCGCTTGGTTCGACCACCCTTGATGGTCTTGGTCTTCACGGTGGAAGACAGGATCTTTTTCCGGTCGTAAGCAGTCAGCAGCTCGTCGCTGCCAAGGTCCAGGAACAGGGCGGTGACATCGCCAGCGCCCCGGACCTGCCCAAGTCTGGACAGGCCGAGTAAATCGGCAGACATTGTGATTGCGGAAATGAAGTTCTCTTGGAACCCATCGCCTTCCGCTAATCAAGTTGTCGGCCGCAGCCGGCTAGATAGCTACAAGGGTGGAGTAATCCACCCAAACGTTACCACTTCTTGGCTCTTTTCGTTCTGGCGAACTTGGCATCCAGGCGGCGCTGATAGCTTTCGTCCTTCAGGTATCGCTCGTGGCCGTTGTCATCTTTGGCGTAGCGGTCCTTTCTCCAGTCCGCCTGTGTCTCGTAAACATCGGCTGGCTCGCTGGTCTGCGCCCCGCCCCCCAGGTACTCGGGCTCCTTGGGAGCGGTGCCGGCGCGGGCCTGGAATGCCTGCAGCGCAAACTGCACCGCCAGCAGATTGCCGGTATCGAGGGCCTGCTGGTAGGCGCTCTTCTCCTCTAGCGCCAGGTTGGTGGCGGCCCATCGGCTCAGCTTGTCGAAGGCGGCATCACCGCCGACCGACTGGCGCAGGGCCGCCACCACCTCGGGCTGATCGTTCAGGCTGCCGGCGGCCGGTGCCGCTGCCTCGGCTGGCTTGACGCCGGCCAGATAGGTTTCGATCAATGCCCTGGGCAGTCCGCCCTTTTCGGCCAGGGCGTCCACGTAGGCGGAGACGTCCTCGCCGGCCTCGAACTTGGCCGCCATTTCAAACGGGTTCACCTCGGCCTCCTGAAACTTGGCGGCCAGTGCTTCGCCGTAAACCTCGGCGCCACGCTCGGGGGTGTACTCCTCGATCTCGGCGGCGGCCGGGGGTGTCTCGGTCTTCTCGCTGCGCTGGCCCTGCTGGCCCTGCTTGCGCTGCAGTTCCAGATAAGCCTTCTCCAAGTCGGCCGGGGTTTCAAATTTGCCGGCCAGTTTTGCCGGCTTGGCCTCGGGGGCAGCGGGCGCCTCTTCACCATCGGCCTCATCGCGGTCGGGGACGCCTGCATCGTCTAGGAACTTGTCCAGGATGCTGATCTGCTTGGAGGACGCGGGATCAACAAGGGCCTTCAGCTCAGCCGGGGCATTGACCTGGTCAAGGATCTTGGGGGGTGTGGCTTCAGTGGTCACGGCTGCATCTCGGGTGAAATGGGCGTAAGCGATCGGGGGATGCAGGGGTTAAGCCGTTTGTCTTCAAAGACCAGCTTCCGAAGGTCGGCAAGGTGAGCCTGGGTGGCAGCCATGGCGCCAGCGGATCCGGTGCCCTCAGTAGGTCGAATACCGCATTGCCATAATTGATCCATCAATGTCTGAGCTTCTGTGTCGTTCAACTCTAGCTGTGGTTCAAGTGGTTCAAATGCCGCAACCGGCTTGAACGTCAGTGGTTCAGCTACAAAAAGACCACCGTTGCCGGGTTGATTGTGTGAGATCAGAACTTGAAGGCCTGGGCTCCATGGTCCCTTTGCGACTCGAATCCTTGGAATAATCATGGCTGCATCTCGGGTGGGGTGGGCGGATAATGCGATGGGCTACTTCTGGTGGGTGCCTTCAACCCCGCGATCCATGCGGGCGCGGGTGCGGCTATGCAACGACGCTTGAGCGGCTTCTAAGTGGGTCAGGGCGCAGGCGTTTTCAAAGCAGTTATAAGGACCGGATTGAAAGCAGCGCAGACGATCAATTAGGATCACAAGCAAGGCTTCGTGGGTGATGCCATTAACGCCTACCTCGTTGATAGGACCGTTCTGAAAAAGGATCACCTGCCTAGAAAAAGACGCTTCATATCCTTGTGGATCTTCACTGCTTGGATTGTTGGCAGTGTCAAATCCGGTGATTGAGTAACGGTGATGAGCCCCGCCAGCGCCAAGGCCGTCTTCGACCGTGACATTGAGCTTGTCGTTGGCAGGGTTGACTTTGTGGTCGGTGAGTTCGCGGGTCATGGCTGCATCTCGGGCGAAGTGGGTTGTACGGGCTGGCCGTCAGGAGGGGGCCCCTCGGCCATTTGCTGCACGGCCATGCCGGCATTGGCCAGCTTCTGGGGATCACCCATGCCGGCCTGGATCAACTGCTGCTGCTGCTGGGCCTCCATCGCGGCAGCCTGCTCTTCCTGGATTCGCTTGTCGGACTTCACCAACATCGGATCAACGCCAATCGCAGTAGCCCACTGCCTGGCCCATGCAGCGCCATCAATCATTGAGCCGAACTGCTGCGGCATAGCCTGGTTGCCGCCCAATGCAAACTGGTTTAATCGCTCCGCGTCGGACTGGCGGCCCAGCGCGGCAAGGCCAATGACGATCAGCGGCTCAACGCCTGGCAGCTCGGGCAGCCTGTTCCGCTTGCGCAGGAGGGCCAGGATCCTGCGGACATAGGGATACTGAAACTCAACCGTCAGAATCGAGTAGATGGAGCCCAGCATCTGCTCGATCTGGGTGATCTGCAGCCTGACCTCCTCGGCCGTAGTGCGTTCCGACTGCCGGATGTTGGGCAGCAGAAAGATTTTGCTGAGACGGTCCTCCAGTGTTGATTTTTCCTGGAAAGCAACACCCAGGTCACGCACGCTGCTGGTTTCAATTGGGAAGAAATCTTGGGGCTGCCCATCAATCACGCTCAAATTGGGGGCCGCAGCAAAAGCATCTTTACTGGTGATGGCCGATGGCTTGCGGCCAACGATCTGCCGCGCTGCTGCCGCGCTGCCTTCCGCCACTGCCTGGCTGACGCCATCCAGGTTGGATAGGTCGGCAAGGGCGCACCACTCGACATAGCCAGGGCCGTAACTGTCGCCATCAATGCGGAACAGCCGGAGCGGCATCCACGGACTGGCATCGGCCGGCTCGCTCCCCTCGGTTCCGGGAACGATGTAGCCCCCTACTTCTTGGTGCCATGTCACCTTGCCCGGGGAGTCATCAGACCCCGGTTCCCATTTGATGTGGGTGAAGACCTTGATTCGTCTGTAATCCCGCCTGGCGTTGTCCTCGTTTTGGTAGTCGCCACGCAGCTTATCGGCCTCATCCAGAACCGCCTTGAGCTTTGGGTTAAGGGACGCATAGAGATAGGTTTCGCAGGCCACGGCTTCCACCGGTTGGCCCATCGGATCCCTCAGCAGCACATGCTTGTTGAGGTGAAAACACTTCATCGCCGTGGGGGCCCGGTACAGCATCACCGCACCGCCCACGATCAAATGCATCAGCGCCTCGAAGAGCGCAACCCGATCATTTGATGTGGCGATTGAGCGCTCGATGGATCGGTCCAGCAAGGCCAGGGCCTTTTCGATCTCAATCTTCTGATTGGCGATGTCCTCCTCCCCAGTCCCCATTTGCGTGGCTTCGGCTTCTTCCGCCGCCGCCTTCAGCTCGTCCTTTGTCAGCCGGAACAGGCCACCCGTTGGCGGCAGGAGTGCCAATAGCAACCGAGAACAGATGTTGTTTACCCCCATGGCGCCAATTCCATTCCAGGGCAGCTCCTGCTCCCTGGCCGCCTCCACCAGGATCTCGTCCGACTCAGGAATCAGGAATGGAATCGTGAGCCTTGACGCCCTGCGGGCCCGCTCCAGCCACACATCACGGTAGGTGCGCAGCTGGTTGTACCTGACCTC